TAACATCCAATTCAACTTCATCCTCTACTGGTTCTAATTCCTCACCACCAAGTTCCTCATCATCCAATCCTTCAAGACCTTCTTCATCTTCGAACCCTTCCTCATCAGCAAGGTCATCAGTATCTTCTAAATCGGAAATGTCTATATCATCATCTTCCATATCAGCCACCTCTGCATCAGCATCGTCAACGGGTAATTCATCTTCTTCACCCTCCTCACCTAAAATAAGGTCTTCGGTATCATCATAATCATTATAATCCTCACCAACGTAAAAATCATATTCATTGATTTGTTTAAATCTCTGTAATTCCTCATTAAGAAGTTCTTTATCTTTCTTCTTGCTCATCTGGTTTTAGGTTAATAATTCTCTACCGTCTTGGGTAACAATTTTTTTATTTATTCTCTCAACCAAGCTCTTATCAGTTTTGATAATGCACTCTTCGCCTTCACATTGTTCTTCTTGGTCTTCTTGGTCTTCATTTTCTAAAAATGAGTCCAGTTTTTCATCAAGTTCTTTTTTCTTTTTATCGTCTTCCATAACATTATTTTTACTAGTAGTCTGTTATATAGTAATAAATATTAGTGAATTATGAAAAAACACGCTTAATCTTATAAATATTAAGTTCTCCATTATTATTCAATATCAAACTATCTTGGTAATTACTCCAATCGATTTTATGTTTTTTATAATCAATATTGCCAAGCTCTAAATCACTCTCCTCTTCAATCAACCTATTCAGTGCATTAATTGTATATATTGCAGTACCCTTTTTATGAATAGGTATTGCATTAGGGAAGTGTTTTTTAAGATTTATCCTTTTACCGTTTCTCAAAAACAATTTGAAGGTCACAATAACCTTAGACTCATCATCCAAATTTTCAAATATGAATACTTTTTCTTTGGGAATATTGAATTTGTTCTCTAGGTAATCTAGGAACCATTCCAATCTCTCTGGGAAAATAAACGATGCTAATAATAATATTCTATTCATAGGTACTCATTGAATATAAAAAAGGTATATACTTAGCTTGGTTTCCCAGCCTTTCCAAATAATCCTTATATTCAATAAGTATTTCACTGCCTTCTAAAAACACAGTGGATATTACGTTAATTTTTGATTTGACTTTATTATCGTCGATTCCTATAAACCTAACCAGTTTTAAATCAATACCAAAGATTAAATTATCTCCATATATGTATATCATATTTTTTTCTTCATGGTAAAATGATATTGGTTTTTTAATCGTTTTAATCTTTTTGATTACCTTCTTTAGTTGAGTAAATTTGAATTGAATTGGGTCTACAAAAACATAATTAATATGGTCAACAGATTTTTGATAACAGTAATTTATAAAGGTGTTAACATCAATCATATGGTATTTTCGTTGTTCTTCCTTTGTGAATGTCCAGAATATTTCATCATCCATGTCTCCTATTACTCTATCCATGAAATCCAAATCTTCACCATACTTCTCCTTCACAATGTTGTGACCAACAATAAGGGTTGGAATTCCTTCAATGATGTCATCTATGGATTCCACTAGATTAAAACCTACATTTGTTTCTATGGGGGTTTTTGAAACTATGTTCCCAATTTCCATAATGCAAATATACGGAAATTTAATTAACTATACAAATTTAAAGCCTCTAGATATATTTCATGTAATCTAGCTGGAGTGTGTTTGCTTTTATTAACACCATCAGCTGAATAGTAACTGGAACCAGCAAAACGTTTCACACCATTTACTGTAAATGTCTTTGATAATGGTAATGATGCCCACTCTCTAGCCAATTTGTTTAACATAATATCGAATTTATTCCTATCAACTAACTGATTTATCTTAACACTTCTACCTTCTAAGTCAGTTTGTCTTATTCTCTGATTAATTTTCTTAATGGCAGCTTTATCTTGATTATCTTTTGTCATTGGTACGTTTCCTCCATTAACACTCTTCCAAGTTGAACCTAAAAATTGATATCTACCAGCAGCTGTTGAAGTAATTTTCCTATTTTTTGATGTGATACTTAATGCCCAATCTTTTTTCACCATGAACAATGCTGGTATCCTCAGTCCAACCAATAATTCTATAAAATCCGACAACTACGTCATATCCATTTTGTGATACACCAAGTGTACCCTCAGTGAATGCAATTACATCTAATAATGCTTTTTCAAATTTTGTCATATCTTACCTAAATTACTTAATTTGTCAACCGATGCTCTCTCATTTTGACTTATTTTCTCTAATTGACCCGTATCATCACTTGGGAATCTTTCATTACAAATTGCAAAGCCGTTTGGTGCATCATCTTCAATAACATCTGGTAAATTGAATAAAATGTGCATGTGGTTATCATGTCCTCCAGCTAAATAAACCATTTGTCTACCATATCCTTTGTAATTTTTGAAATTATCGATAAAATTAACATCTTTGTCATTAAAGAATATCTTAGATACAATACTCTTAGTTGGGTCTCTAAAGTCATTACGTTTAATAGCCTCGTCAAGTATCAATTCGATTAATCGAATAGTTTCAGCTCGATTATAGTCAGAACTATTAACATTAACAGATTCATTCTTTTTATCGTTTCTAATTTGCCTCATATCGATAGAACGACCTTGCTTATGTGTTTCATGTGGTGGTAAATTACCACCTCCGAATTTAGATAAGTCATTATAATATAGAACATCACTAAACTCTTTATTATGTGCGAAATTATTCCACTTGACACCAATAAATTCTAGGAATTTACCAACTTCCTCAATACAGAATGGTTTAATCCTATTCGGACTAGTGGATTGAATTTTAAGTCCCTTATTATCCCTAAGCTTATATGTGATACATCCAGCCCAAGCTGGTGCCCCCCTCTGATTTTGTAATTCAGATGGAGATGTATATCTTGATGGAGATGAATTCCCCCCTCTTGCACCATCAGCAGTACCACTTCTATCACCCTCAGTTGCCTCCACTAAATCAATACCATCGAATTCCACTTCTGATAGTGAACCAATTAGATTCATAAATATTGTCGAATTCTCAACCAATTTAGTCTTAGTAGCTCTAACTCTAACTCCTTTAAATTGAGTACTCATGTGATTAGGTCTAATCGTATGTTTAACATGTATTATAGTATACGCACCAGCAAACATTGGGACGTTATCCAACTGGAAATACATGAATGGTTGTATCTGAGCATTACCCAATGAATCAACGGTTGTACTATATGCCCTAGTTCTATAAATGTTAAATAAATTTTGACCAGCCGATGATGGGTCGTTAGGGCCGCCCCTTGAGGCAATCTCATCTATAATTTGTAACGATTCGTCAGTCTCGGTGAATTCTTGTTGGTCTAACTTGAAATTCTTGAACATGCTTTGATTTTGGTCTCCGTATGCTACCCTAAATGCTGGTATAATAGTTGAACCAGATGTGAAATCATCTGGAACACCAACATTATCTTCTCTAATATTAAAACCATCATCCTTATATTTACTTTGGTTACCCAAATTTAAGTGCTTAGACCTTTCACCTATATACATACAAACGAATTGCGGGCCGCTTGCTGTTGATGAAACATTGAATGGTTCTGGTTTGAACACATCTCTATTCTCTTGATTACTGTTATAATTGATAAATGTAGGTAACGGTATAAAATCAAAATTATTATCAGCAAGTGTTCTAGCTAAATAATCATAGAAACTGATATTGTAATCAGATATCATTTCTAATACCATAGCAATTGGGTTTACTAGGAATGTATCGCCAACGTCATTATATGCTCTATCAATAAATCTGAACGTATCAATAAGATTAGTACATTCTTCATCAGTTTCACTATCTGGTGCTGGGGTGCCACATAACTCTAATTCACATTTGGAACCAGGTATCCATTTATCATATATTGATTTGATATTCTTATATAAATTCAATTTAATATCATCTGCATCAATGGTATTAAATAATTCACGTTTTATTTGTTCCTCCTCCTCACTTAGTATGGCAGATTCAGCATTGACTAATCTAATATATTCCTCGGAAAATGCTCCAATATAATTGGTTAATTTAGTTGGACTAAATCTAAATGGGTGGGATGCTCTAACCTCTTGTGTGTTTTCAGCATTAGCTGCCCAAAGTCTCCAAGATGAATTAGCTATAACTCTAGTTTCTGTAAGGAATGCGAATAAATCTGTTTGTGCTTGGGTATTATCTCTCATTTCAACAAAAAAGTTGAATGTTGTACCAAAATTAGTATTTTGAATCAAGTTCCTAGCTGCCTCAGCTCTAGCTGGTGATGGTGTTTGTTGATGTAAAGCCTCAAAAACATTGAATGTTATTGCACTATCT